AAGGTGAGTTAATTGGAGTTTATAATTTTACATTAAGTTTATATTCACCGCTTTTTAACTTTGCTTCGGTTTCTTTGCTGGATTCGCCTAAAAAGATATTTCTATATTTTGAAGTAGTTTGTGAATAATTCCAATCTTCGCCCAATTGAATTTTAGCCCCATTAGAAGGAATAAAAACAATCATAGACTTGTAAGATTGAAAGTAACGACCTTTTTTAGTTGTAATTTCAAATTGATTTGCAATTGTATTGCCTTGATTCGATGTTAAATTTTGAACATTCATTTTTATTATTTTTAAGTTAATACAAAGAACCCGATTAAAATTCTTTGTTTCATCCTTTAGGAATCATCAGTTAACTAAGTTCTTCAAGTTCTTCTTCAAGGTCTGTTAATTCATCTTTTAAGGTTTCAAGTTCTTCTTCTAAAGTTTTGTATGCTTCAGTTTCTTCAATTTCAATACTATCGACATATTCGCTCAAACTCATTGCATACATTATTGGATCGCATTTTTCTAATATTGTAGAAGGAAGCATATTGAAAGGGGCTTCATAACATTCGTCTAACATATCATCATGTTGATTTTCATATTCTGATTCATCCAATTCAAAACCATCAATTTCAGATTGTTTGTCCGTAATTGCATCATTTTTATAATCAATTGATTCTTCTAATTTTGCTATTTCAATTTCTAAGTCGTTCATAATTATATATATATTAGGTGTTGTTAAAGTTTAAATATTAAAAAGTTCTTTGTAAGTTCTTAAATAAGAGCCCAGCAATTCAATTTCGTGGTTTTGGTCATCTTCTGACAAATTGTAAAATTCACTATCCTGATCCGATGCAATTTCATCTAAAGAACAGCCAGAAGTTAAAAAGATAGGACACCCGCCCGAATTAGTTACATTGGTAAAAGTTACAAGTATTTCATCCGTATTAAAATAATCCATTAATAAGATATTAATTTGCTTGGCCTTACTTTGTATTTTTTCAATCGGTGTATATTCATTGTTGATGATTGCATCAAAAATTTGTTTTGTAGTCGGGTTTTGTATTTTATAAAATTTCATAGTTTCTAAAGTTTATTTTATTGGTAAAGTGTTTATTGGTTTCCTTTATTGGTTATTGCCAAGTTAATATTTGTTAACTTATTGGCATATACTAAGCCGTTGTAATATCTAAACCATTTGCATCGGGATTGTTTCAAACCCTTGTTAATTTCTTTTAGATTCATAATATTAACGTGTTACAGGCATTTGAAAGTTGTTTAAAGCCCCAACTATTAAAAAGATAGTAATTACAACCAAAGAGATTAAAAGACGTTGGCCATTGTTGTTTGTGATTCTGTTTAAAGTTTTCATTTTGTATTGTTTTAAGATTATATTAATTTGATTTGAATTTAGTCATATACTTAGAGCACTCTAAGTCTGTTGTGAACTCTCTACCTATGAAAGAGTGAAACCTCTCTTCAGTTATATTGCCTCTATAATTGGTTATTTTTAAAACCCTAGTATTACAAAATTCAGAACCCACAAAAGAGTAAATTGTTTTAGTAGTGTTGTTACTACCTAAATCATAATACTTTACATTTTTACCGAAATCTGTTTTAATTTCTTTTAATAGTTTCATAATTGTAAAGGTTTTAATTAATGTAGCAATATAACTACACAACAAAGATAAGTACTATTTTCATAATAACAACTATAAAGTAAGTATTATTTTGTTAATATGGTTAGTTTATAATGATTCTAAATAAGGAAGAGTTAATAAAGATAAATTAGTCCTTTTTAACTAGGCCGTAAATAAGCCCCAAACATATAAGAATAAAGGAATAACAGAGAGAAGAAATACAAAGTAAAAAAAAAAGTCTAATTTTGTAATGGAGCAAATAAATAAATGGATCACAAACAAAAGGTTTCCTTCAATGGAATAAGTCCCAATAATAAAAGAATACTTAGTAACATAGAAGAAACAAAAAAAAGAGTTTTTCATATCAATAAGCGAATCTAAACAAATGTAATACTATGGAGGATAATCACAAAAACGCAAACACAAACAAAGTTTCTAAAAACAACGGGGGGCAAATGGCATGGATTGTTAATGATGAGAATGATAGGGCTATACTAGATGCTTACTATGCTAACGGCTTCAATAGGATGCTAGCAGTGGAGTCAGTTCGGGGTATGCAGGGCAGTAACTCGGCAAAGTATGCAGTATTCAAGTCGATACAGGAACGTCAACCGGAGTATATTAAAAAGAAACGGGTTAGGCTTAAGGCCATGACAGACATACACAACGAGCACGTACTAAGGGAGTTGATAAACTGGGCTTACGTTGATGTTACAAGGTTCATATCGCTAACGCCCAATGAGATAAAGGAACTACCCGAAGATATTAAAAGGTGTATTCAGTCCTTTAAACATACTAAACGCTCATATGAAACTCGGGACGGTGTAGGGGTTACCGATGAAGTCATTGAGATTAAGTTGATAGACAAAACAAAGGCCATTGAGATGATTAATAAGCATATCGGCTTCTATGCCGTTGATAACAAACAGAAAGCCCAAACAATAAACCTTACCAAGATAACAACGGATAAACTAAACATCCTCAATCAACTGATGATAGACCAACAGGCCAATGAGCCTGGATAAAGACCATAGGGCACACCACTAACACATAAAAGACCATTGCACCCCCTTGACCACCTACGGAAGCACACACTCTGCCTTCCCACCCTCCGCAATAATTTTTTCTACATTCTGAGTTGCTCAGTGTGATGTGTCATTGTTACGTCATAGGGGTGTCATTTTGATTCATTATAATTTGGTAGTGTTAATATTAATGAGTAACTTTGACGTATAAATGATGTAAGTTATGAGTAAAAAGGAGAGGATTCAGGTTCAATTATCGGTTGAAACCCTTGATTTCATTAGGGCTAAGACGAGATTGGTTGGGGGTAGTGTAAGCAGTTATATTCGGGGTGTTTTGATGGATCACATATCTAATTACGTAACAAAAGCGACTATTGAGATTTATGATGATGTTGTTGGTGATGGTAATGCTGGTGATTTGCCTTTGGTTGAGGTCGAAAAAAAATCCGAACCTACGGTTGCTGTAACGAAGGAGGAGGTTGAGAAGGTTTCTAAGTTATCTCACGATTTATTGAGCCATCCTATTGCAGATGTAATTAGTAAGGACTTTGACAAGAAGATTGTTGGTTGGAAAGCGAAGTTGGATGATGATATTAAAAAGGCTAAGGATTTAAAAGGTAAGAAGAAATGAAACTAACAGGAAAAGCATTGAAAGATTTTATTGATTGGCAAATAGATTGTGATTGGTTTGAGCCGTCTTGCTTTCATAGGGATGCAACTAATTTAGAAATATTTGAACAGTTGAATGATTCAATGCAATACGGAGTACTTGTAGATTGGTTTGATAGTGTTGGTCTAAGGATTAATATAATTGAGTTTGGGATGTTGCAATTTCAAGTTCAGTTTTATCAATTCGATGGGGATAAGAGTATGTTAATTATACCACTAGAAACCCGACACGAAGCAAGAACACAAGCAATAATAAAAGCAAACGAAATATATAACGAGAAATGAGTTTAGAGATTAAGATAACGAAAGAGGACTTGATAAATATGGTTAAGGGTGTCCGCCCTAGTTATGATTTATTTGAGAATGAGGTTGTAAAGCGTTGTGGGACTTATAATGGTAGTTATGGTTCTTGGAGTTGGAATACTTATGAGTTGGAAAAATTAAAGGTTACTGATCTTTACGCATTATATATTTTGTGTAGGGACTGTTATAAACAAAAAGGGTAACAACCCTAATTAGGTGGTGTGCTGTGATGCTTTCCCAACGAGGTTCGGGCTAGCATACCACTTTTAAATATTAACTTAAAACAAAAACAATGAAATTAACAGTTTATTTAGAGATTGGAGTAAGGATTATAATACTTGGGATGCTTGGGTTTTTTATGACCTTTGTTTCTGAGGGATTAACACATTTTTTTGGTGATGTTATGCATTATTGTACAGAAAAATATTGCCGACATGGATTTTTCGGAAGTCTTGATGGAGAAATGTTATGGGGTTCAAGGCATTATTGGTATTTCTGGACTTTGTTTTGTTTGTTTGCATGGTCGGTAGTAAGTTTCGTTATGAGATTGTTTAAAGTACTTGATTAGAAAATATAGAATAATGGACGCAAAAGAATTAATGATTGGTAATTTAGTGCAAAGAACTGTTTTAGACGATAATAAAACAATTACAGGGACAGAGGTTGTTACTATTTGTTCGATAGCAATACCCCAACAATTTATAGCAGTAGATGAAGATATAAAAGAGGATGGTACTATTATGAGTTGGGCGGTTGAGTTCGTTGAGCCTATCCCACTAACAGAAGAGTGGTTAGTTAAGTTTGGGTTTGAAAACGTAGGTTATTTTAAGTTTTGGGGTACAAGATATTTTCATAAAGGAATACACATATATTTTATAGACAATGAGTTTAGATTTTATTATCAAACTAACAGGGCATACACAATATATGATTCAATACACGAGATACAAAACCTTTACTTTGCATTAACCAATACAGAACTTAAAATAAAAGACAAATGAAATATTTAATATTATTATTCTATATTGTTGCTTTGTTGCATGGCTTTGTTTATCGGGATTTCGAGGATGCATTTTTATTCTTTGTAATTGCTTTGATGTTCCGGATAGTAAAGAACGCTTTTGAGTGGAACAATAAAAATGAATAATTATGTCAAAACACAAGAAAACGGCTAAATGCAAATCAAGCCACACAAAAAGTTGCAAGAGTAAAACCAGGCGTAAATCTAGGAGGAAATAAGAAACCCCTACTGATCTAGTAGAGGCTTCAATTGAAATTACTCATAGTTTAAAACTTTATGTTCGTTCTGAGTTGAACGCATCGCAATATAGGGATTATTATTTAAATGATGTATAATTAAGATTAAATGTAAATAAGATGGCAACAGATAATACAGAAATACTTGAAGATATTGTAGGTGAGTGGGAGTTTGTTCTTAAAGGGACTAAGGTTGTTTGGGAGTTTGTGTTTTACACTTATACCCAAAATTAAATGAGCCACGAAGAAATCAAAGAAGAATACCAAACGGTAAATGACTTGCCCCAAGTAGAGGTTTGTGGAGAATGTGATGGGATGGGTTTTATGTTAAATGTAATAAAAGCAAAATACGAAGAGTGCGAAGAGTGCTTGGGACATGGATTAATATACGAATAACTAAAACAGATAAATTATGAAGATTATATTGCACAAGAAGATTAAAGGCCAACTATTAATTAAATTATGGAGTGGGCGATTGTACATACTCCCGAACTTAGAACTTTCGGATGATAAGAAATTCAAACACTATGTATTTGCTTGGTTAACGATAGCAATTGCAGTAAGCATTGGGAAGAAATGAAAAATCTAAAATTACAGATATTTTGGGGAATGTTATCGATTATGTTTATAAACTTAATGGTAGCAGGATTTGACAGAGGTGTTCTATGGGCTGGTTTTTGGTCTATGGTTTTATCGATAGTTTCTTTATTTTTGATGGTTAAGTATTTAAAACTAAAAGATTAGATTATGAAAGCGTGGTTAGAAAAGTGGAGCAGAGTATTAGGGTGTGCTATTTTCTTAGCAATTGGGGCATCTGTTATTATATCTGCCCTTATCGGAATAGTTAAATTTATGAACGGATGAAAAAGCCACTAACAAAAGAAGAGTTCTTGGATAAACGGAACTCAGAAATACATAAAGAGTTGGTCGATATATTTAACGAGAAAAAGACCAATAATATTTTAGTTGAATATTACCGAGATTTCTTAAAAGACTTCCCAGCCTTACAATGTAACATTCATGCAAGTAATGTAATAGCAAGGCGAGAATGTAGATATGGATTCCAAGTTTTGTTTATTGATATGTTGGAAATGTTAAAGAATGGTGAATTAATTGTAAAAGAAAAATAAATGAAAGCAGCAATAATAATTTTTTTGGTATTCTTATTCTTAATGGGGGTATCAGCCTTAATTGGTTTGGGAGTTAAGAAAAAGGAAAAGGAGTTGAAGAAAGAGTTTGCCCAAGCCCAAACAAGAATACACGCAAGTAAGAAAGCGTACAGGGGATCAAAGAAACGATACGGTAAAGTGCCGAAGATAATACCAATACGGAAAAACTCTTAAAATTGGGATTAATGGAAGTAGATAAAACAGAGCTCCAAGAATACATATCTGAAATAAACCGGATAGATGTTCTTACCGAACTCTTTAAAAAGGGAAACTTCGACTTTATAGCAAAAAGAGAAGTCAATGGGGTTATTGTAACTCACGAAAAACAAAGAGAGGCTCTTAAAATTTTAACAGGGAAGAAATATAGTGAGTTCCTTTTCGGTGGCGGGGCAAACGGGGCTAAAAGTTGGACTGGTTGTAGTTGGATTATGTTTATGGCGATATGTTATCCTGGCACACGTTATTTTATTGCCCGAAACGAGTTGAAAGATTTAACTGATTCTGTTTTAGTTACATTTAGAAAGGTTGCATTAGAATATGGATTTACGGACTTTAAATTTAATGCAGTAAAAAACTTCATAGAACTAGGTAACGGAAGTCATATCAATTTTATAGAATTAAAATACAAACCGAGTGATACGTTGTTTGAAGATGTGGGCTCTACTGAATATACTTGTGGATGGATTGAAGAGGTTGGTCAAATAAACGAAACAGGGGCACAAGTAATATCAAAAAGGGCTGGTAGGCACTATAATAAAAGATATAATATACCTAAAATGGTGTTTTATACTTGTAACCCAAAAATAAATTGGGCAAAAACAGAGTTCTACGATAAATGGAAGGCGGGAACACTAGAAAGCCATAAATATTTCTTGCCTTGTTTGGTTAAAGACAACCCCTTTAGAGAAGATGGTTCTTTAGAGGATTTAGAACAGTATAAATTCACAAACGAAGTTCTTTATAAAAGATTGTTTCTTGGTGATTGGGATTATGAGGATTCTAAAGATTTACTCGTTAAGTATGAAATGACAGACATGATATTTGAAAATAATCATTTACAGGAAGGTACTTCTTATTTGACTTGTGATGTTGCACGTTTTGGTAGCGATAAGGCTGTTATAATGGTGTGGAAAGGATGGATTGTTGTGGAGATTTTGAGTTTTGACATATCGAAAACAACGGATATAGAACACTCTATAATGTTATTTCGCAGAAAGTATAATATCCCTAAAAATAAATGCATAGGTGATGCAGATGGAGTCGGTGGAGGTGTTATAGATGGTGCTGGAATTGTAGGCTTTATAAATAATTCACGTCCGATAAAACAAAAAGGGAAACAAGAGAATTATCAGAATTTAAAAACCCAATGCTACTATTTGTTGGCAGATAAGATAAATGAAGGGGGTTTATGGATAAGTGCTGAAACTTCAAAGGACGAAAGAAAGGAAATAAAGGAAGAATTAAATCAGATACGATCACGAAACTTAAATGATAGGAAATTAGGACTTAAAAACAAAAAAGAAGTGAAACAAGATATTGGTCGTAGTCCCGATTATTCAGATACATTAATGATGCGAGTGTTTTTTGATTTAAAACCTACCAAAAGAAAAGGAATACTAACACGTAAAAGAAATTCATTATGAAACGAGTGTATAAATTGATTATTATAATAATAGCCCTTATTGGACTAATACTATTTGCTACTTCATGTGAGTTGGGGTTTGATTGTAATGATGAAAGGAATAGGATTTACGAGGACTATTCAGACCGAATAAGAGATAAAAAAGTAAACGGTTATGATGCCCAAAACTTAATTGATGAAATGCACGAAGCATTGGACAATTACAAGTGTGATTAATTGTTATATTTATTTAATAATGTTAATTATTTAACACGTTGTTTGTTTTATAACAAAATGTTTTATAAGTTTGTTGAAATTAATTTTTCAATAACTGTTAAAAAATGCCCTTAACAAGCGAACAAGCCATTGAAATTATAAAGAATGGTGTTTCAGATAACATTAGACTTTCCAGAAAGAGAGCCAAAGTAAATAATCTACATATAACAGGGAAAGGCGTAAAGGACGCTTTAGAACTGTTGGACGACTACGAAACTGGGGCACAAAAAGCACTACGAGAAAAACTAGTAAAATCAAATAGGTCAACATTTTCTTTCATACTTAGACCTATGGATAAGATATTCACCGCTAA